AGGTATGAACTTGAAACCTCCCCAGCCGGAAGGCGGCTCACGGCGCGACTCCTTTTGTGCAAGGATGAGTGGCATGAAGAAGAAGCTAACCTCTGCCAAGACAGCCAACGATCCAGATTCACGGATCAATAAAGCATTGAGGGCGTGGAATTGCTAGATCTAAATACTGCTTGGTCTGCTGTCTTGTCCTTGGTGATTGGGTTGTTAGGCTATATGATGAATGAAAAGTTCAGGGAGCTGGCTCGTGTCACGATCCTGTTGAACAAAACACGTGAGGAGGTTGCCCGTGATAACGTTACTCAAGCAGAAATTGACAAAATTACTAACCACATTGACCAACGCTTTAACAAGCTTGAAGCAAAAATTGACCAGCTTCTTTCAGCGGGGAAATGATGCCGAGCACAAGTAAAAAGCAACGAAATTTCATGGCCGCGATTGCGCATTCGCCATCGTTTGCTAGGAAAGTAGGCGTCCCACAATCAGTGGGTAAAGATTTTAACGAGGCCGACAAAGGCCGTAAATTTGCAAAAGGTGGTGACACTATGGCTAAAAAAGATTCTGAATTTGATGATGACGTTTCTACGGTAAAACGCGCTTTGTATAAACAACCCGGCGATGCAGCGCTTTATAGTCGTGAACGTGGACTTAGCCCCGGCATGGCGCGTCGTCGCCTTGATGACCGTGGCGTTGATGTTCGCGCTTTAGTGGCTAATGAGCAAAATCCAGATGATCTTGGTAATTTTAAAAAAGGTGGCAAAGTGAAACACGAAGACGTAAAAATGGACAAGAAGATGATGCAGAAGGCTGTGAATAAACACGAAGGCCGTTTGCACAAAGGTTCAACTATGACTAAGTTGGCTTCTGGTGGTATGGCTCCATCTAAAATGGGCGCTGTTAAAACTAGCAAAAAGATAGATGGTATTGCTACTAAAGGCAAAACCAAAGGCACAATGGTTACTATGAAAAATGGTGGAAAGTGCTAAATCATGCCAATGACACCTGAAGCTGCAAAGCAATATAAGCCCCGTCGCACACCCGGTTCTTTGGATGAAGTTGTTTATCCAGAAACACGAGCCAAGATGGAAGAAGCAAAACGTGATGTAGAGGATGAAAAAACTCGCTCCAAGATTAAAGCCATGGGCTATGCTAGCGGCGGCAAAGTTGGTTCGGCATCTAAACGTGCGGATGGTTGTGCAACTAAGGGTAAAACCAAGGGCACAATGATTTCCATGTATGGTGGCGGAAAGTGCTGAAATGATGGCCAGCCGCGGAATGGGGGCCATCTCTCCCAGCAAAATGCCAAGCGGTAAACGCAAAGCTCGCCGCGATGATACCGACTTTACTCAGTACGCTGAAGGTGGTGCTGTTGGCTTGTATGCCAACATTAATGCCAAGAGAAAACGTATAGCCGCTGGTTCTAAAGAAAAAATGCGCAAGCCCGGACAAGTTGGCGCACCTACTGCTGACGCTTTTGTTCAATCTGCAAAGACTGCTAAAAAATGACCACTACAGGCTCAACACTCTTTAACATGGACTTCACGGAGATTGCCGAGGAATCGTGGGAGCGTGCGGGCCGTGAGATGCGTTCTGGCTATGACTTGCGCACAGCTCGTCGGTCAATGAACCTGATGACTATTGAATGGCAAAACAAGGGCATCAATATGTGGACGATGGAGCAGGGGTTTATTAACCTGATTCCGGGATTGGCCACATATGCTTTGCCTACTGATACCATTGATTTGCTAGAACAAGTTATTCGTACTGGTCAAAATACAGCTTCAACTCAGGCTGACTTGACCATTACACGTATTAGTGTTTCTACCTATGCAACAATTCCAAACAAGTTACAGCAGGCGCGACCGATTCAAGTATGGATTCAGAGGTTATCTGGTGAAGTCAATCCTACAGACTCTACGCTCAGCGTTGCAATCAACTCCACTGACACCACGATCACGCTTAACACGGTGGTTGGGTTAGCCGGATCAGGTTTTATCCGCCTTGATGCTGAAGACATTTACTACACTTACATCACTGGTAATGTGCTTGGCGGTGTGTTCCGTGGGCAGAACAACACAACGGCCGTGTCTCACAACGTTGCGACACTTGTGTATGTTCCCCAGCTTCCAGCAGTAACAGTTTGGCCAACGCCAGACAACAGCACTTCGTACCAATTTGTGTATTGGAGACTGCGCCGTGTTCAAGATGCAGGTGCCGGTGCTGAAACTGCAGACATGAATTTCCGATTCTTGCCAGCTTTGACTGCTGGTTTGGCGTATCACATTGCCGTTAAGACTCCTGAATTGATGCCGCGTATTCAAATGCTGAAACAGATGTACGACGAAACGTTTGAAATTGCAGCTGGTGAAGACCGCGAAAAAGCAGCAATTAGATTTGTTCCTAGACAATCATTTATTGGTAGCGGCGGAGGCTACTGATGGGTAATCGGTTTGCATCCGGCAAGATAGCGATTGCTGAATGCGATCGTTGTGGCCAGCAATATAAATTAAAGCAGCTTAGGACTGAAGTCATTAAGCAGCGTAAATACCAGTTGTTGGTATGTGACGAATGTTGGGATCCAGATCAGCCACAGTTGATGCTTGGAACGTTTCCAGTGGATGATCCGCAGGCTTTGCGCAATCCTAGAAGAGACACAACATACGTAACTTCCGGCGTTAACGTAAATGGTTATTTATCCGGTGGTTCTCGCGACATTCAGTGGGGATGGAATCCAGTTGGTGGATCTCGGTTGAATGACAATTTATTAACACCAAATTACTTGGCATTGGCCGTACAAATTGGTACAGTAACGATACAGATAGGAGCTTAAAATGGCGTATACAAAATCAGCAGATGGCATTGCAAAAAAAGGTAAAACTGATGTTAAAGTTTTCCCTAACAGCGGCCCCACTCAAAAAGAAATAATGGGCGGAACAGGTAAAGGTAAGGGTAAAACCAATGCCGATATGAAGTCTATGGGTCGTAACTTGGCAAAAATTGCCGCACAGAAACGGGGTTAATCATGGCTACATTCAGTAAAAAATTGATGGGCAAAGAAGTTGGCGATGCCAAAGTCTATGCCACACCACACACAATGACCGGCAAAGTTGTTAAAGCTTCTGAAAATCCCGGTTCTGGCCCTGACCACAGTGATGCCAATACAGTCAATATGTCTGTAGGCAATATCTCTCGTCGCCCACAACCGTCTACTAAAACTTCTGGTATTAAAGTACGCGGTACAGGCGCAGCTACTAAAGGCTTGATGGCACGAGGCCCAATGGCATGAACTACGCTCAGCTAGTCGTTGCAGTAAGCGATTACTGTGAAAATTCTTTCCCAACAACTGACATGGATACATTTATCCGTCAGGCGGAACAGCGCATTTACAACACTGCGCAACCTGCTAATTTGAGAAAAAATGTGACTGGCTCGTTAACTCAGGGTAACAAATACCTTGGGTGTCCATCTGATTTTCTTTCGCCATATAGCCTTGCCATATACCCAGCTGGTGGTGGTGATTTTCTATATTTGCTAAATAAAGATGTAAACTTCATGCGTGAAGCATATCCAAACCCAGCAACGCAAGGCAAGCCAAAGCATTATGGAATCTTTGGCCCACAGTCAAACGATATAAATGAATTAGCGTTTATTGTTGGCCCAACACCAAATGCTGCGTACATGGCTGAGCTGCATTACTACTACTATCCAGAATCAATTGTTACGGCTGGCACTACATGGCTTGGTGACAACTTTGATTCTGTGTTGTTGTATGGAACTATTTGCGAAGCTTTGGTCTACATGAAGGGCGAAGGCGATATGATTAAAGTCGCCAATGATCGCTATATGCAGGCAATTGCTTTGTATAAAAATCTGGCAGATGGCAAGCAGCGTGCTGATGCTTATCGTGATGGTCAAGTTAGGGTACAAGTATCATGAGCATTCTTCAATCCGCAGTAACAAGCTTCAAGATAGAGCTGCTTCAAGCGGTTCATAACTTTGGCCCAACATCTGCAAATACATTTAAAGTTGCTTTGTATACGGCTAATGCTGATATTAATCAAAGCACTACCGTCTACACAACAAGCAATGAAGTTGTAGGTACTGGATACACGGCTGGTGGCAATACGTTGGTAATTTCAACATCGCCAACAGCAGCCAA